TAGGACCAGTTGGTGATAAAGTAGAACAATGGACAATCAAAGGAGCATTCATTACATCGGCAAACTTTGGTGAGTTGGATTGGGCTTCAAACGACCCTGTATCAATTGAATTAACTTTAACATTTGATTACGCAGTATTAGAGTACTAAGATTAAATAAAGTAATTGAAATAGAGGGGAGCAGAGATGTTCCCCTTTATTTTTTTAAAAATGTGATATATATTAATAAACACATTAAGTTATATTATGGAAGAACAATTAGAACAACAAGTTACGAGAGGTTTAGGGGCATCCCAAACTACAACTCAAAAAAACTTCCCATTTGCAACGGAAGTTATTTCATTACCATCTAAAGGATTAGCATATCCAGAGAGTTCACCTTTATCAAGAGGAGAAATAACTCTTAAATTAATGACTGCAAAAGAAGAAGATATTTTAACTTCTACAAATTTAATCCGTAAAGGAATACATTTGGATAGATTATTAGAATCAATTGTAGTAGAACCTGGAGTTAATATCAATGACCTTTTAATTGGTGATAAAAACGCAATTTTGATTATCACAAGAATGTTAGCATTTGGAGCTGAATATGATATTACAGTAACAGATTCAATATCGGAAGAAGATGTGGTTGTAAAAATAGATTTATCTAAATTAAAAACAAAAGAAATCGATTATACTTTATTAAATAGAAATAACGAATACGAATTTACTTTACCAAAATCAAAAACTGAAATTAAATTTAAATTACTTAATCATGGTGATGAACTTGCAATTCAAAAAGATGTTGAAGCAAGTGAAAAAATATTAAAACAAGGAAACGAAATTACTACTAGATTTAGAAGAATCATCACAGAGGTAGAAGGTAATAGAGATTTAGGATATATCAGTAACTTTGTTTCAAATAGATTGTTAGCAATGGATTCAAAAGCATTGAGAAAACATATTTTATCAATTACACCTGATTTAGATTTAATTACAGAATATGAAAATTCAGTAGGTGAGACGGAGGCTCTCCGAATCCCGTTTGGGGTAGACTTTTTTTACCCTGCCGAGTAATTATTCCGTATTATTACATCAAACCATTTTTCAAATGATTTATTTTGCGAATGGTGGGTTTACTTGGCATGACTTATATCTTATGCCAACTAAACTTCGTGAGTTTTATTGGAAAGAATTATTGAAAACAAAAGAGGAAGAAAGAGAGCAAATAGAAAAATCTAAACCATCAAACGCAAATAATTCATCTAAAACTCGAAGAAGATGATATTTATATGAGTAATATAAATTAAAAACTCAATTATGTCTAAAAGAGTATTATCAGAAGGAATTTTAGATAAATTCTTTTCTTTATTTTTAAAAGCAAAATCACAGAATAAAGAATCTGCATGGTTATCTCGTCTAAGAGATAAAGACCCTGAATTAGCAGATATATGGTCTGGATGGGATAGTGATATGAATAAACTTTTAGCTGCAACCCAAGCAATGGCAAAAAAAAGTAATTTAGATACAACGGATATTGATACCGTAATTAAAAAATATAGCTAATATAGAATAAATGGCTGCTAAAAAAAAATCAACATCCACTACTAATTCGGTTAAAGCACAAAAAGACCAGGGAACTGATGGTTTAGACAGTGCGTTTGCTAAACAAAATGTCCAAGCAAAAGAAGCTGAAAAATTAACAGAAGCAGTAAACAAGAAAAAAGAAGCTCAATTAGTTATACAAGATAGACTAAATGAAAAATTAAAACAAGCAGTTGATTTAGAAGAAGCACAAAAAACGGCGGTTGGAAAACTTTCCACAATGTGGGGAGATTTTTCAAGTAAAGCCGCAGAATACCATCAAGATGTCAAAGATGGTTTAATGACCCAAGAGCAGGCCAATAAGAAGTTAAACGCAATGCGTGTTAATTTTGATAGAATGGCTAAATCAGCCGGACTTAATAAAAAAGAAAACAAAGAGATAGTAGACATATTGAAACTGATGGGTAACGAAATGTTATCCGTTCAAAAAGCATATGATAAAACTGCTCAAAAAGCTGCACTATTAAATACTGCATTAGATGCAGTTGGTTCTAGTGGAATTCCATTAATGCAAGAATTGAGTGAAGTTCTTAAAAATATCGGTAAAAATGCCGAAGGAACAAAACTAGCAATGACCGCATTAGGTGCAGCTATCGGTGGTCTATCTATGAAATACTTTGGTGCGGAATTAGAAGCCGGAACAAAAGCATTAAATGATGCAGCTCAGGGTGATTTGGATACATCCAGAAAAATGTTTGAGCTTGAAAATAAACGTGGATTTTTAAAACAAAGAGTTGGATTAGAAGTTCAAAAAAATGCAGCAGATGGTGAACAAACTCTTGCAAAGCTTGGACAAAAACGTGGATTTGTACAAAAACAAATTGGATTAGAAGTAAGCCAAAATAGTATAGATACTGCCAATGAGGTAAATAGATTAACTATTGAAGCTGCAAATTCATCTCAAAGAGCAGCAATACAATTTTCAGCACAATTACAAACGGGTGCAGCAGAATTTAAAGCTGCTGCTAAAACTGCACTTTATGGTAAAGGTATAGGTTCAATTGGATATGGTGCAGCACAAATGCAATTAGCAGGAGTAGGTGCTGAAAATGTAGCAGCTTCTTTAACAACTGCAACAAAAGCATTGGGTACTAAAGTTTCATCTGATTTTGCAGCTGATATGTCAGTATTGGAAAAAAGAACAGGTCAATCTTCTGAAAATGTATCAGGTATGGTATCCTTTTTTAGAAGAATGGGAAAACTTACAAATGAGAGTGCATTGAATATGACGGAGGGTATGCGAGCAATGGCAGATTCTGCGGGTATAGATTTAGGTGGATATATGGAAGAGGTTGCACAAGCATCCAAAGAAGCATTAGGATACCAAATCAAATCAGGTCCTGCATTACAAAAGCAAGTAGCATATGCACAACAATTAGGGGTTTCATTTGGGGATATAGCAAAAGCAGGTAAGAGCATGGTTTTGAACTATAAAGATAGTATCAAAAAAGAAATGGAATTATCTGCAATGTTAGGTAGAAATGTAAACCTATCAGAAGCAAGAGCATTATTTTCGCAAGGTAAAACCGATGAAGCTTTAAAATCCATTAAAGCACAAGGTTTAGACCCTAAGGCAATGAATATGTTCCAACAAGAAGCACTCTCTCAAGCATTGGGTGGTTTGGATTTGGATTCAATACAAAAAATTGCAACTGGAAGTGCTAAAGATGTAAGTGCACAAACGGGAAATGTAAAAGAGGGGAATAAGGGGTTTTTAAAAACAACACAATCTGCACAATCTACATTAGCATACAAGCACAGACTGCAATTGTAGATGCTAAATTATCGGGTCAAATAACTGATGCATATTTGAAATCTTCCGGATATAAAAAATATCAAGATGCTTTAATAAAACAACAAGAAGACCAGGCAAAATTAGAAACTCTAATAACAGAAACATATTTAAAATCACCTGCATATCTAAAGTATCAATCATTTTTAATCAATCAACAAAAATTAGAAGAAGCATTAAATAACGCAGAAAACAAAAAATTTATCACAAGTGCAGACGCAATTAAAAATGCAGCAGAATCTGCTAGATTGGGTATTGATAGAATGTTTAGTGAAAATTGGAGAACTGGATTAGCAACTATTGCCGGTGGAGTTGCGGGTAATGTTTTATCTAAATTGTTTGGTGGAGTTCAAGATGTGCGTATTGTTGACGGAGGTGGACCTATGTCGGATAGTAGTTCATCAGATGGTCCTAAAACAAAAGATGGTAAACCTGATAGGAGATATAAAAGTAATAGACCAAGTACTCCAAAACCTGGAGGGAGTAAACTGTCAAAAATATTTAATTCTGCTAAAAATTTATTACCAAAAATTACTAATTCATTAAAACCTACCAGTTTATTAAAAGGTGGTGCAAAACTACTTAAAGGTGGATTACCTGGTATTATTGGTGGTTTAGCATTGAATGCTTTTGCAGAAAATCAAGCTGCAAAAGGAAATAAAAAAACGGCAGCAGGTGCTGATATTGCAAGTTCTGCATTATCTGGAGCAGGTTATGGTGCAATGATAGGTTCGATTGTTCCAGGTGTTGGTAACGTTGTTGGTGGTGCAGTTGGTGGTATATTGGGTGGAGCATATGGCTTGTATCAAAACTGGGGAACAATGACTGCTCCTGCAGCAGCTCCAAAAGGTGCACCATCAAAAGCTAAAACACCTCCCAAAGCAGGGACAACTACTGTTGTAGGAACACCTGGAGCACCGGGTGGTGTGGCATCGGTACCAGCGGGGATGTTATCTGCGGCGGAATATCAAGTAAAATTACAAATAAAAATGGTTCAACTAATGGGTGTAAGTGCTGCATTATTGGAAGCTATCTTATTGGAAACTGATTCTAAACCTGTTCTTAGTGTTAATGGAATTAA